TTCCTGTGGATGGAGTGGACGCGCCTATTGTAGTTGCGTTTATTGTACCTGCTACAAGTGTTGCCGCTCCAGTTGCTTCAAGGGTTGTAAACTTTCCTGTGGATGGGGTGGTCGCTCCTATTGTTGTATTTTCAATAACACCATCGACTATAAAGTTTTGAGCAGATGTAACTTTACCCGCACCATCGCAATAAACTTCTGCCACTGCTCCCTTGGGAACAAATACTGAATTGCCAGCAGAAGCTCCCGAAGCTGTGCAAACTTTAACGATGTTTCTTGTGTCAGTGAGACTGTTATTAATAATGTAAGCTTTGCTTTTGTCTGGAATAACAAGGGTAGCGCTTGAGGATGCGGCAGGTAAGTTGTTGTATGTTACCAGATGAATTATAGCGGCCCGAGCTTCGTTTATTGCGCCCTCTGTTGCAGTTAGGCTATGTATTGACGGATTAGCATCTGTCCACGTAGAGCCAGAAGCTCCAATTACCACTCGACCCGCTATGGCGCTGTCAAATAATGCAAAAACCTGATTGTTAAGTGCCGTTCCCCAAGTTCCGGTTAGAGAACCTTGATCTGGTAAGAGAACGCCTAAAGATGTTGAATATGCCATAATTACTTACCTTGTCGGTTATCTGTTACCAAGAATTCTTAGTATTTCTTTTATGTCTGTTCGCTGTTCTTTAAGGTCGGCTTTAATCTCATCAGCGGTATCTTTGTTGTGTTCCGCATCCGCTGCAATTACCCGTAAGTCAGTGTCTATTGACGCAACCTGTCTTGCCAGATTCTGTAGCTTAATTGAGTTTTGAGCGGTAGATGACTGGGCGTATGAAATATCAGAGCTTAACGTAACCCAGATTCCTCCAGCTACAAACACAACTGCACCGATCCCCATAAGAATCTCTACTGTTATAAACTTCTGCCAACCAACGTCCGTACTTCTTCGTTTTTCCGTAGTCATCTTGCAAATCCTTTATTATACAGCTACGCCTTTAACTTTTTCATACGTTCTAGCAACCACATTAGCGCCCCCAATACCAAGGATACCCAGCATTACGGGGTAAAGCAAAGATGGGTCAATGTGTGGCATGTCAAACCATATATCTAAGACGGGGTGTCCGATTACGTTCCAAAACAAGCCCAAGGCGCATGTCCAACCGATTGCTGGTCGCCAACCCGCCACCCAAACCGATCTGTGAGCCGCCTCGACCTTATTGACCTCTACTTGCCCCATCGCCTGTTGGTGCGCCTGAGTAGCTGCCATGATAGCTATGTCGTGGGCTAATTTAGCCGCCTGATCTTTGTCGGGTATAAATTTGCCTATCAAATCAGCAACGGGGCCAACCAACATACTTGTAATCGCTGCAATACTCATCTAGGACACCTTGGCATTATTCCAGTTTTTTTTGCCCATTCCCTAACATCAAAACCGGGGCAATGCGGCTTGTTAATTGGGTCAACATCGCTGTGACCACATACGTCATTGATCGTTGGATGTCTAGCTGCTATTTCTCGGCACTTGTTAGCCAGTATGCTCATCTGTTCACTTGTGTACTCATCTGGGCCTGTTCCAAATAACATGATACCTATAGTATTGGTATTGTTACTTCTTGCATGACTACCTATCCAATACTCAGGTCTACCTGCTTCACACTTGCCTTCACTAATTACCCAGTGATAACCAATACCATCCCATCCGTTTTGCAAATGCCAACGATGAACGTCCTCCGCATCATCGCCTCGCAATGGGCTGGCTGATCCGTGGACTATGATTTTATATATTGGATAGTTAGTAGTCATTAGCTAACCACATCATGCACTTGTCCAAAACGATAGCTATCTTGGCGCTGTTTACCATCTACTAAGTTTTTAAGTAAGGTTATGGCATGTAAATAGTGTTTTTCATACAAGGCAACCATATCTTGCTCACCTTTGATAAACCGAATGGCTTCAATTAAAGCGCCGTTTAGCAACGCAATATCGAAGTTAGTGCCTAGCCAAGTTGTTCCCGCAGTGACAATTGATGCGGGGTAATACCCATAGTGCAACTCAATTGGGATTATTGCGTTGGGTGTTGGCCCAAGTATAAATTGAGTTTCGCTATAAAAAGCGTAATGTTTTGGAACACCTTTTACAGTTGAGTTAGGGTAAGCCTCTCGAATAAAGTTAACGTCTTTTGTTAAAAGAAAAGTAGTTACATTTTCTATAACAACTCCTGCTGAATAATTCCAAAGCAGGTCTGTTGGTATAGTTACAAGAGCGTTACCGTCTGCGGTGTTTACAGAAGCAGTTTTACGCAATGATGGAAACTGCACCGTGTTATAAATTTTTTGCTCGGCTTGTTGAGTAAACATTTTTAGCTGATCGGCAGTAAAAGTTTGCTCAGTTACATCTTGTATATTAGCTGTTAATTCTGTGTAGTTCATTTTTAATCACTACGCTCTTAGGTTAGGTAGAATAGAACCAAAATTTTCGGCTTGCTTTCGGTATCCATCATAATTGAAATGAATCCCGTAAAAATAATTACCAGTCCCTATATTGGGCGACGCATGATAATTAGGAGACCACGTTTGGTATTGATTAACATAAAAAACTCTACCCGCGCAATGGTTAGGTATTCTTTTTTCTAATTCCGCAATAAAAGCCACGTTAATATCCGTCAACTGCTCTGTATATGTGCTAGCGTCTTCGTAGTTGGTGGCCGTGTAGTATCTCGGTGTTGAAGCAACAAAAAATTTATTATTGACAGACGCGGATAGAACCCTGTTAATTTGAGTAATGTAAGTATCAACAACGTATGTTACCCAATCTGATAAATTGGTATAACCTCCGTTAATGCCAATATTAAACCCTACAACATCGTTTCCCCCCATTTCAGAAAACCAGTACGTTGGTTGGGGGTCTGATTGCAAAGCAGTAGTTATTTCAGTTTCAAGCGTTGTTGTTTTAAACGCTCCTTCCCCCTCTGTTATTCTCCACCCCGGAATAGCAAAATTGCTAAGTTGATTGACTCCTTTATACTGAGCGGATACACCTGATCTATGGAGTTCCGAATTTAACCAGACATACCCAGAAGAGTTTAAATTAACTTTAGCGCCAGCCGTAGGTTCAACTACTAAAGGATTATTATCAGAAGCTGTGTCTGGGCCTTGATAGGTCATAAGTGCGCCATTGCTGTCCCCCAACAAAGCGCAGTGTATCGCCAATATTCCCGCATTGGGATTAACTGGCCCTTTTATTAGCATAGCTTTTCTAATGCGAGCTTGTGGGTTAGAGTTGTCCCCTCCCCCTGCTAACAATAAACTTACGTTAGAAAAGTCACTTAACGATGTGTTCGTAGAGGTGTACCAGAGAGTTCGACTTATATACACATCCATGCGGTAACCTACTGCCAATTTAGTTACCGAAAAATCGTAATCCACATGCGTTACGCTAGAAGTAGTCGTGGAAAGAGCAGTGTTTGCTTGTCTTATATTGTTAGCGACAACAGGATTAACTCCACCTCTATCGCTCCAGTTAGTTACACTTTGAAGTCTAAAAAAACCTAGTTGTTTGGCTACAGTTTCGTGAAAAAGAAGACCCAACGTATCGCCAGCAGAAGCTGATCCAGTGGTTGTTGTGGTAAAGGCAGCGCACTCTATTTCATAGTGCATTGTAAAGCCTGTATTGTGTAGACTGTTACTAACCAAGAAACTGCTGGGCCAAGCTAAACTTTTTGTACCATTTGAAAGAAGCAAAACTCCACTTGAATTAAAATCTGTAGGGTTCCCAGAATCTGCGGGAAATTGTTCTAAATTCCCAAGCGTTTCTGTTGAAACCAGTTCTGCGGAATCTATGACATTGCTATTTAAAATATCAGAAAAACTGTAAAAAGCCCTTTGAGGGCGAGGGCTTGGGCCAGAAGGTACTCTGCTTTGAGTAGAATCTGAGTTATCGGGCCGTGGTTCACGCAACGCTTGGGGATCGTACACAGGCAGCTCGCCCAAGAAAGACTGAGGGTTTTCAGGCTCCCAGCATTCTTTGCAAACTTTAATGTTAATGGTGGCTCTGTTACGACTTAGTTTTTTTAAATCGTTTAACTTAAATTCAAAGCCACAAACGTCACATATCCCGTTCGCTCTTTTACCAGAAGCAAAGGAACCACTCACCTAAAGCTACTCATTCTAGGAATTATCGACCATGTGGCTTTTTCTCTGTCTTCTGAAGCGGCCATAGCATATTGCTCGTCATAGACTCCCTTTAACATCTCAAGGCGGCTAATTAACTCAGGTACTTTCATAGCGATGTGATAAGCCAAACCAGCAACCAGCACTGGATAAAAACGAAATGTCATATCAGCAGTCTCTACACCCGCACCTGCGTCCTCCATTCTACGCATACGCCAGTACCGTAATGTATAGGTTCCATTGTTTGGAACAGGCCACACTGTCACGCTAGGGGTTTCTAAGCGATTAATTAAAATCTGCAAAGGTCGCCCTTCTGTGAGTTTGTTAGGTATGGTGGCATAAGTGCTTACGCTAATTCTACTCATTGACAAGTCGGTTTGAGATGAACCTGTACCTGTTCTCACGGCATGTTCTAACAAGTCAATGGTATCGGCTGGCAAAGGGTAAGTTACTTGACTTTTAACCAAGGCAACTTCCCCTTCGTCAATAGTCCACATGTTTAGCCCTTTGTTCTGCCATTCGATCAGCATTAGGTTCATAGACCTACGCGCTGTGCGTAAGTCATACCCTGATCGCATTGCTCGACCCGCACGTTCCCACGCTTCCTCTGCTATTTCAGTGAAGTCTAGGTTAAATGAGGTGGTTCCAGACGTAGCCATTAGTATGTACCTTTGGCCTTTCTTACGCCTTGTGTGGCTATACCACAACCACGCACCTTGCCGCCGCTTTTGTAGCCAACCATGCCACCTGCTTTTTTCTTTTCTACCTTGCCGCCGCTTTTGTACTTAACCATGCCACCCATGTTCATAGGCTTTGCTGCCGCTTTCTTTGCTGCCGCTTTCTTTGCTGCCGCTTCGTCTTTTGCAGCCTGTCCCCCAACCCTGCGTTTATTATAGTTTTCCATGCCTTCTTGCATGTTGGCATCCATCTCTTTTTCTTTTTGTTTTCGTATTATTTCTTCTAGTTTTTCGGCAGAAATGTCATCTGTTGAATCCACTGCCCCACCCGCTTGATATTTCATTTTTTTCATTTTATTCATTTTATTCATCATAACAATTTACCCCTTAGACTATAATTTCATTTTGCTAGCTAAAATTTCTGCGATAAATTCTTGTCCTAATACGCTCAAGTGAACGCCATCCAGCCCTATAAAGGTACTAACGGGAAATTTGTCAATCGACACATACTCGCAAACACCCTTGTAGCCATTGAGTTCAGAAATTGCTGCGTTCATTTCGCCTCTAAGGGCTGGTGTTAATTCTGCTGCGGGGTTATTGGTGCTTCCTATAGGGTATTGCGGAGCCACCCCTAACAACAATATTTGATTTGGGCCAGAACCCGAAACAAGTTCATCTATGCGAGCCTTGTATGCATTTAGTAGTGTTGTCTTTCTACCTGACGTTAAACCGCCTGCTGCGGCTATCCGCGTCATATCGTTCCCGCCCAAGTTAATAATAAACGTATCAACTGAATGGGAGCTACCTAAAACATCAGGTGGGTACACCGCATAATCGCTACTTGTGCGGGCATAAAGCGCATCGCATCTTTGTAGTAAGTCATTGTGAGCGCCGTCATCGGCCCAATCATATATCTGACAACCGCCCCTTGATGAAGACAGTATCTTCCCACCCGCTGGCGATAATCCTCGCGCTGCTAATTTGCCGGTAAGCAAGCAACGGAGGTTTTGGTCAAAGAATTGAAATTGGTCATTGCCAGAGGGGTAATTAGGCAATGACGTTACAGTGCCGGGGTCTGCGTAATTTGTACTAGCCGCCGCCGTTCCCTCGTAGCCTCTGACAATAAGAGGTGGGTTGTGATTTGAGTTTAGTGAGCTAGTCAATGAGTAATCTGAATAGGCAGCATTACTGTCGCCCATGTAGCAAATTTTTACGTTTGCTGGGAATACGGTAGGGCCACTTATAAGCATTACGTTTCTCATGGCATATGATAAATTGTTAAACCCAAAGGCCCCCAAGCCGCCAATATACCAAGCACTGTTTGGAACTGCGGCGTTAGTTGGCTCTTGTTTTAATATTATTGAGCCGTTTCTTGCGACAACTAAAAGCCCCTCGTCAGACCCCGCAGCGGAACCGTGGTAAGAGATAGTTATTGTATCAAACGCTTGTGAAGCCGCATTCTCAGTTTGAACCGTTGGCGTATTTTCAGCGGCGTTAGTGCCATCTGCTTGCGTGGCTTTCCAGCTTTTCGTTGAGTTTGTGTGGGCGATTGTTAAAGAAGACCCTGCCGCCGAGCCTAGCAGTATCGCAAGAAAACCAATAGTTGTGGTGCTTGCGGCTGTTGCAAACGCCGCCGAGCTAACCTCTACTTGTAAAGTAAAACCCGACACAGCAGGGCGAAAAGTCCCGCCCAAAAACCCTTCAATTACAGTTTTTGACCAACTTACATTTGCATTCTCAACAGGCAATGTAAAAGCCCCTCCAGAATACGTTAAAGAGCCAGAAGTGGCGGTTGACCCCATCAATGAAGAAGAGGCACCGCTAAACTGCTCTACCACGCGAGCATCGTTAGACCCAAATTTAAATATAAAATCTGGATAAACAGGATCGCCCGAGCCTCCGTTTATTGATTCGGATAACGGCTGAGAAAAACCAGCGCCCGTTGATGAAGTCAAACTGCGCGTGTTGTCCATGTCAGCTATGTCTGTTTGAAGGGTTGCCCATTATCTGCCAATCCCATACAGGACTAGTTCCGCTGGTTAAAACACCCTTTATTTTAACGTCAGTTCCAAAATACACATTAACCATGTTACTGGCTGTAAACGCTAACACTGTAGTTGAAGACGATGTTCCTAGAATGTCTCTAAAAACACCGTCTGCGCCTTTAAACTGCCACGTAAGTGTGGCCCCACCTGCGGTGTCTGCGTGAGCAGATAGCGTAGACCAACCCCGACAAGACACCTCATCGGTATCGCCGTTGGCCGTTAGCGTCCCAAAGCCTACATAATTTGAAGTTGCCATAAATTACTCCCTATTATGCAAATTAGTCACTAAATGGAGTTACTGCGGTAGCTGTGGTGAGCAAGTCGCCATTAACAAGCCAGTTGGCGGTAAGGCTTGAGCCATAAACCGCTGTAATTTCTAGGTAACTCCCTGTAAGTCCCCCCTTAGTGCCTCCGTTTAAAGTAATAACCTTGTTGCTTGCCGCTGGTAGCCAACTTTTAGATGCAGTGTCGGTTTTGTGAATTAAGACCTGTCCCATCATTGTGTTAGCGGCGTTAGCTGTAATTGTTATTCCAGTGGCAGCGGTTTGATAAATAAATATTTTAAAAACCGCTCCTATGTCAAAATCCTCATCAGCAGATGCCGTAAGTGCACTTTTTATGGTGGGCAGTGTTATTGCACAATCGGCATCGTTTATACCGATAATCCTACCTGCGTGTTCTTTAGTTGTTAGCGCAATAGGCGCACTCACCAGTAAAAACGCGCCAGCTCCTGTGTTTAAAAAACCGTTTTTAGATTTAACTGGGCCTGAAAATGTAGTTAATGCCATGATATGCTACCTTTTACGAAAGGATTTTGCCTTGAAGTCTTCGTAACGTCCGTCTGGGCGGTCTTCAAAGCTATTGTTTCCAGATTGAACCTTGAGTTTACCGTAATTAGTTAAAGATGCAACCCATAAAAAAACCGCCCGAAGGCGGCTTAGTTGAACCTCAGT